ATTGCTCCTACAACATCTTCTAGCTTTATTCTTGGACAAGTATCACCATCAATTGAACCACTTGCATCAAACTATTTTGTAAAAGATCTTGCTAAAGGTTCATTCACTTATAAGAACCCGCATCTTATGGCAGTTCTAGAAGGATATTCTAAGAACAATGATGAAACGTGGGATAGCATTTTGATGAAGAAAGGTTCTGTACAACACTTGGACTTCTTGACGCAGAACGAACGTGATGTGTTTAAAACTTTCTCTGAGATTAGTCCTATTAACGTAGTACAACAAGCCGCTGCAAGACAGACATATATAGATCAGAGCCAGTCTTTGAACTTGATGATTCCGCCTTCAGCTTCTGCTAAAGATGTTAACGCGTTGATTATTGAGGGATGGCGGCTTGGCATTAAAACATTTTATTACCAGCGGTCGTCAAATCCTGCACAGGAACTTGTTAGGGATATTTTGACATGCGTCAGTTGCGAGGCATAAATTGAAAATAGCAGAATATATTTGCGAATGTGATTACTGCGGCTCGGAAACCCGAGTCGTGGTAATTAACGAAAGAGAAGAACCATTGTTTTGTTCTATGTGTGGCCAAGAATCTGGCCATGCTTTCCTTGATGGAGAAGAAGATAGCGATGACTAACTATCACATACTGAAAAACTTACCTCAAGAATTTTTAGATTTAATAAAAGAAGAATGGCTAATTGCCAAACCAAATCTTAAAAATTCTGCTGATTTTCGCTATGTAGTTGCTGATAAAAATCAGGATTATGTGCTTATTAATAAATCTCATAAAATTTATGACATTGTAAATAAATTTATTAGTGTTCCACATGAAGGTTTGTCATTCCTCATTAATAATCCAAATACCGGGTTGGGTCCAGTCCATATTGATGCTTCAAGAATGTGTGCAATTAATATTCCGCTTGAAGTAGACTTTATTAACTCGTGTTTTTTTATTGAAAATCAGGAATGCACTGAAAGACCATTCCATAACCAAGATGGACAATTGCATCCCGGAACTAAGCGATTTTTATATGAACCTCAAAAATATGATTATTATAACTCTAGAGAACCAGTGTTAATGAATACTAAAAAGACTCATGGTTTTTTTAATTATTCAAATAATTCGCGTGTACTGTTTAGTATCTCATTTACACGACCATACGAGGAAGTATTATCGGAGATAATTAGCAATGACTGAATATAACAAATATCCAAATATGAAAATCCTACATAATATGCCGCAAGATTTTATTGATCTTTGCGTCAATTTATGGGAAACAACTAAAGATGACGCTGTAAATGGACTTAATGGCAACAGAATTTACGTCGACGATCACGTGGAAAAGTTTATTGAGTTTAATTCTGAAGAATTAAACAGCCGCTTTGAAGAAATATTTGGTCTTAAAGTTTGGGGAACTATGTGGCTTATAAGTCATGCTAATATAGGAATGGTGCCTATTCATATTGATAGCAATAGGCCTGTTGGAATTAATATCCCCATATCAGTAGATTTAAATAATAGCTGCTTTTTTATTGCAAATCAGGAATGCACGCGACGAGCCCTATATCCCGGAGAAGTTCCAGAAGATAGAGTTGAACATGCTGTAAGATACGAATATGAGCCTGAGAAATACGATTGGTATAATGTAGAAAAACCTTTAATACTTAATGCATGGGCCGCGCATGGATATTTTAATCGAGCGAAAGAACGGCGAGTAATGCTAAGTATTTCCGTTGAAGGATTGTATGAGGAAATTTTACCTAAGATCCCGCTTGAGTTATACACCTAGTTTAGCGTTCCATATATAGTACGTAATGACACTTAATGGATTGTTGACGAACATATGTGGTACTATAATAATGAGGCCTACGAGCCGTCTGAAGGAGACCTAAAAGAGTGGGTGGGATTTGTTTATGTTATTACCGATAAATCCAATAATAAGATGTATGTTGGAAAGAAGACGTTTTGGTCTAAACGAACATTACCGCCGCTCAAAGGCAAAACCCGTAAAAGAAGAAGCGTTGTTGAATCAGATTGGAAATCCTATTATGGATCCTCCGATCTGGTTAAGCAATTGTTACTTGAGGCCGGGGAACAGAACTTCCATCGTGAAATATTATACTTTTGTAAATCGAAGGGAGAGATGGGATATCTCGAAGCCAAAGAGCAGTTTGATAGAAATGTATTGTTAGATGATAACTATTACAATGGCATCATTAACTGCAAAATACACAGAAGCCATGTAAAAAGTTTAAAATAAAAATTATATTTAGGTGTTTACAACTAAATATTCCTATGGTATAACAGTTATATCAAAAGGAGACATACAATGATCACCATCCACCAAATCAAACTTACCGAAGATCAAATTGCGGCAGTAAATCACGGAACAGTAGTTCCTGCCTTTGAAGCAAAAATGAGTGTTCAACTTGACGCCAAGAAATTTAAGACTGAAAATTTTAAATTCTATACAGAAACAGTCTCGGTGGATACTGATGATCTTGAAGTTGCCTTTGAAGCTACAAACTTGTGGAATATGCCACAGATTACAAAAAAATTCAGTGATGCTGTCTACTCATCTTCAGTAGGTGATATTTTCCAGAAAGGTGATAGATACTTTATGGTTGATACCTTTGGATTTAAAGAGCTTTACTTCTTCGCAGATGAGCTTATCTAAATTATAGGCAGGGTTTACATTCCCTGCCTATTTTAGTATAATGTATAGATTAAACAAAGGAAGTATATAATGATCTTGATTGACTATTCAGGTATCTCTATTGCCCCTATTGCTATGGGTGCAGTAAAGTGGGATGATGAAAACCTTATTCGCCACATGATTTTGAACAGTATTCGCTTATATCGCAAGAAGTTTAAATCATATGGCGATGTAATTATCGTGGGAGATAACGGCGGCAACTGGCGCAAAGATGTTTATCCTGAGTATAAAGGTAAACGGAATAAAACCCGTGATGAGTCTAAAATCGACTGGGACGTTGCATTTAAAAGCATTAATCTAGTCTTAGATGAAATTCGTGATAACTTCCCATATAAAGTTATTAAACAATATGGTTGCGAAGCGGATGACACTATTGCCGAAATCGTAAAATGGACTCAAGAGTTTGGTAACTATGAGGAAGTTATGATCGTATCTGCTGATAAAGACTTCAAGCAGCTTCATAAATATGGAAACGTGTCGCAGTATTCGACTATTACTAAAAAGCTGGTAAAGGTTGAAAACCCACAACTAGAACTTATGGAGCATATCCTTAAGGGCGATCAAGGTGACGGTGTGCCTAACGTTCTTTCTGATGATAGAGTATTTGTTGAAGAACGACGTCAAAACGTCCTATCAGCCAAGAAAAAAGCAGCTCTTATGGAAGACCCTAAATCTTTGGGTGAAGAAGTCTATCGCAATTATCTTAGAAATAAAAAGATGATTGATTTAACAGAAGACTCGGCATGTCCTGAGTCTGTAAAACAAGAAATCATAAATAGTTTTGTAAGCCAAGATCCGTCTGGCAATAGTAAAAAAGTTATGAATTATTTAATTATGAAGCGTTGTAGGCTTCTATTGGAATGTGTGGGAGACTTTATTTAATGGCACTAATGGTATATGAAGTTTTGGAAAAATTTGCCAAAGCTGAAACACGTAATGAAAAGATTAAAATTCTACAGGATAATAATAGTCAAGCTCTGCGTGACATTATTCAAGGTTCGTTGGATCCTCGTATCGTATGGTTGTTGCCTAAGGGCGATGTTCCATATACTGCGTGTGACCCACATAACGCGCCGACGACCCTACTAAAAAAACATAAAGACTTCTTATATTGTGCTAAAGGTGGCAAGGGCGATAATATGCCTTCCGTCAAGCGTGAAAAGATTTTCCTTGGGATTGTTGAGTCCATCCATCCTAAGGACGCAGAATTGGTGTGCAAAATGATTAACAAAAAGCCGCCAGTAAAAGGTCTAACTGTAAAACTAGCACAGGAGGCATTCCCTGGCTTGTTATAGTTTAGACGTTAATTTTAAACCTTAATCAGAAGTGTGTTCGTTTATGCGATCACACTTTTTTTATTTGGAGACAAACTTATGGTTTCAGCAACAATCGACCGCTTAAAGAAAGATTCACGAAATCTCGGATGGGCCGCGGCAAGATATAGAAAACAAGGAAGAACAGATAGAATGTATAAAGTATTAAACAAAAAAGCTTATCTAGACGACCAAATTGCTGAAATAGAAGAAACGCTCCTAGTACTAGTATCTGCATAGTTATACAATAGCCTCGGTTGCAAAAATAAATGCAATCGGGGCTATTTTTTTATGTACAGCACCGATATTGTAGTGTAGAAATTATATAACATAAGGAGATACACAATGACAAACATCACATTCACTCAAACAATCGCCAACCAAATTCCTCAAGGCCTTGACCGCTACGATCAAATCTTCGCAGCTAAGGAACTGATCCTTAAAACCGATTCTCATATCCTAGCTACATGCAGAGAGACTCTAGAAGAAATTGAAGAAATTATCTTACAAAGGGATGTATTACAAAAATAAGGGTGTACAAACCCTTCAAACTCTGTATAATAAAGTTAACAACTTTAAGGTGGGACAGTATACCATGAATATTTTCATACTTGACAAAAATCCAGTTAAAGCAGCACAGCTTCAGTGCGATAAACATGTGGTTAAAATGGTATTAGAGTCAGCACAAATGCTCTCTACAGTACATCGTGTGTTAGATGGTAAGCTTACTAAGATTCCCTCTAAGTCTGGTAAGACTATGGTTAAGCATTGGAAATTGGACCATCACGATGATATTATCTATAAGGCTGTACACGTAGGCCATCCGTGCACTGTTTGGTCTATGGAATCCAATAACAACTACAATTGGCACTACGTACACTTTGTAGCTCTGCATGACGAGTTTATGTATCGTTATGGTAAGACGCACAAATCGTTCGACGATCTTGGCGAAATCCTTAAGTCACCTCCTCGTAACATCCCAGTCGGTCCGCTTACACCATTTAAGCTTGCAATGGGTGCAGCACCAGAGTGCATCAATCCCCATGATCCAGTTGGTTCCTATCGTGCATTCTATCAAACCAAGCAAGATCGCTTCTCTATGGATTGGACTAAGCGGGATATTCCAGAATGGTTTGAAAAAAAGTGTGCATAGGGGTTTACATTTAATTTGAAATAGTGTAGTATAGTTATATCAACAAGGAGATATCTTATGCATACCTACTCTGAAGAACTCTTCTCGGACTTCCACAAAGACACCTACGGTTTCCGTCCTCGTGCACATGAATTCTACGATGCCACCCCCGAGCGTAAGCAGGAAATCTGGGATGCTATGGGTGTGGATTTCGACATCGAGCAAGAGCGTGAGCGTTTTCAGAAGACGGAAGACCTTGCTGCTTTCTACCGTGAGATTGAAATGCACATTGCCTTTGGCGCAAAGGATCGGGTTGATGCTCTTCGCTGGATGACTCAGGGTGAAAAGTTCTACCATCAACAGGATGTTGAGCATTGGGTTTGGAATCAAGGGATCCTTTTCACCGATGAAGGTCGTGCTCTTGTGAAAGAGCTTATGGGAATCGTTAAATTTGAGGAGTGGAACTAATGTGGGCAATTGAAGCACGTAACTTTGGTCCTGATGCAGACTATTTCTATCTTTCTGGTTTGGCCGAAGCAGAGTCTAAGAAAATGCACAAAAACTTTGCTAACTCTGGTGAATGGGCTATGGTTCGTTCATGGGATAAACGAGCAGAGTGGGAGCAGGAAAAAGCCAACGAACGTATTCGCAACTGGAAGAAAAATGTTTCTTGACTTTTGTGGATACAAACTCTCTAAGCTACAAGAGGATATGATCCAAAGCGCTGCTAGTCACGCTCTGAATTTACTTGTATCGAAGCGTATGAAAAATACACTTGAGATTACCATTACAATCGAAAAGAATCTGCTACATGAGCGTAACATTTGGGGTGACATGGATGTTGATGATGATGATCGTTCTCCTAAACTCTTCGAGATCCGTCTCAACTATTCCGGTGTACGCTCGTTCAAACAACTGATAAGAACACTTGGTCATGAACTTGTTCACGTTAGCCAGTTTGCTACTCGTCGTTTGCGCAACTTATCCGGCCCATGTAGAGTGGGATTTCTTACTGAACACTACAACACTATAGAAACAGAATATTATTCCAGACCATGGGAAATAGAAGCACATGAACTCGAAGAAGAAATCTACAACTACATCCTCGAAAAAGACCCGAAAATCGAAGACTACATCAAATCTAAGAATTGCCGGGGATGGGCAATCTCTGTTCGCAGCGGTAACATATGACATATTAGAAGAAATACAGTTTGGGAAAGAGGGTACACATTTACGATTAGTGGAGTCCCATATCGGTAAAAAAAGATATATACAATGTTGGTCCACTTTATCCAACCAATGGAACAATATGTATTTGTATAACGTGAATGAACAATGGGCGAAATGGAAACATACACATGCCAGTATACACTCTCGAAGATCTAAAAACGAAACAGAGACACGATGTAACGTGCAGCTGGGACGAACTACAGACAATGCTAAACGAACAACCAGATGTAAAGCAAGTGCTGTCAGCCCCAAAGATAGTAAGCAGCCGAATGGGAAACAACGATCTAAAAGTACCGGACGGATTCAAGGATCTGCTAAAAAATAAAGTTAAAAAAGGCTCAGGAAAGGGCAACACCATTAATGTCTAGATCATATTCTTCTAATGCTATTCGCATAGAGCATCTTCCATCATTTAACCCTTTAACTGAAAATCAGAAAAAAGCATATGATGATTGGAAAGATAATAAAAGCCATCTAGTACTTTCTGGTTCTGCCGGTACTGGTAAAACATACATGGGCATTCGCTTTGCTATGGAAGCCGTTCTCGATAAAGAAAGCCCATATGAGCAACTTGTAATCGTACGCTCAATTGTGCCATCACGTAATATCGGTTTCTTGCCTGGAATGGAAGAAAAACTTGATCCATACAAGAAGCCATACCAACAACTCCTGACTGAGATTTTTAATAACAAAGAAGCGTGGTCTAAGCTTGAAGCAACTGGTCGTGTTGTATTTGAACCTACATCATTCTTACGTGGTACATCATATCATAATGCAATTATCCTTGTTGATGAGATGCAGAACCTAAACTTCCATGAACTTGACACTGTAGCCACTCGTGTGGGTTATAATTGCCGTATGATTATGTCTGGGGATTACTATCAGTCAGACTTTGATAAAGAAGATGAGAAGAATGGTATTCTTACATTTATGCGTATTGTAGAAGACATGGCTAAATTTGAGATTACCGAATTTACATGGAAAGATATTGTCCGTTCAGAATTTGTTCGTGATTATATTATGACAAAGGAAATGTTAGGTATTAAATGAGCCAGTTTGATCCAACTCGTCCTGGTTACTTGACCACTATTGATAAAGGTGTTGCTGACAAAATTTATCAATACTATTTGTCTAAAAAAGATGATGAAGAATTTGTCCATCAGTGTGCTTCTCATAGTCTAATAGATACGGCAATAAATCCTAAGTGGCAATCCGACTTATCTAATGAAATGGAATATCTTAAAAATTATACGTATCCATTCGGCGGAGATGTGTATTGCCATTGGTTAAAGGTATATAATGAAAATCAACATCATCTAGGAGGTTTTCTAGGATTGCATCAAGATTATGGCGAATTTCCCGAGTTAAAAAATCAGGGAAAAATGATGATAACAAATTCCATATTATTACATCAAAGTGATGATTTAGAAGGTGGTGAGCTGATCTTTGCTGGTGATTCATTTGATAACACTAAAGACAAAATTAAAGCGCCAGATAGACCTTATAATACTCAACACATAATGCACCGAATGGAAATTGATAAACAAAAAAATGTTGGAGACGTTATGTGGTGGCATGGTTATACCGTTCATGGGGTATCCAGAATAAAAAAGGGTAATAGAGTTACCTTTATGATTATTAAAACAACCGATATCAATGATAGATATTTTAAGAAAGAAAGAAATGGCTAAGTATACGCGTTTTGACCCTCGTAATAGAAAATATGGTCGTAACAAAGATCGATCTTTGAAAAAAGATTTTAGGATTCGCGAAGCTGAAGATAATAAAGCTAACAAATATTACGGTAAGAAAATAGAATGGGTGAATGTTGATGAGACCGAAGATCAGAGTACTTAGATATATCCGAAGAGTCTTGATTGCTACATCAATTTTAGTTAATGTTGTTTTAGGAGGTCATTCTAACCAAACGTTCTCGGCACGTAACCACGACCGGAAGAAAAATAACAAATATAATTTAGTGTGGTTAATTGATTTCTTGATATTCTGGGACGCCGATCATTGCATGATGAGTTGGCTATACTGGAAAACTCGAAAAGATATCCGAAAAGGCGGGGCAAGGTATTTACAAAACAAAGCTAACGTGATAAAATAACTTCATAATTGATAGGATATAATATGCGAATTTTGACTGATGTAGATGGCGTGCTCTTGAACTGGGAATACGCCTTTAATGTATGGATGAAAAGCCACGGCTATGAAGAAGATCTTTCTTTGGTCTCCAGTGAATATGATATGGGCATTCGCTATGGAATTTCATCCAAAAAGAAACGTAAGCTAATTAAAATGTTTAACGAGTCTGCTGCAATTGGTTTTCTTCCTCCATTGCGCGATGCTATTCATTATGTTCGTAAGCTACACGAAGAACATGGCTATGTGTTTCACGTGATCACTTCCCTTTCACTTGATCGTAATGCACAAATGCTTCGTGAGCAAAATCTAAAGAAATTGTTTGGGGAAACCGTATTTGAAAAGTTTGTTTATTGTGATACAGGAGCGGATAAAGATGAAGCTCTTGTGCCATATATTAACTCATTCGATGTTTGGATCGAAGACAAAATTGAGAATGCCGAACTCGGGCTTGATTATAATTTAGATTCTATCCTTATTGAACATGGGCATAATATGCACTATGATGGTGTTCCACTCATGAGGAACTGGAAAGAAGTTTATGAATATGTCACAGGAGAATAACTATGAGTGTATTTGAAATTCTAAATCTTCGTAGTCAATGGGAAGAATTGGCACGGAATCTAAATACTGATATAGATAGTTCTATCTCGGGCCTTAAAACATTTGTTGAGCATAGCTATAAGAGTAACCGATTTAAAGAAGGTTGGGCTGAAGCTATGGAAATTGCTGAAACTATTATAAAGGAATGCGCGAAGTGAAGCCATTTAAATATGAATACGAAAATAGACTATATGAAGTAAATTATGATCACTCTGCTGAGAAGCAAAGGTTGAACGATTTCTTTGATGAGAGAATTGATAATGATTATTACTCAGACGTCAATGGTGGAACTGTTGAGCTTAGAACATATCATGTCGATTATGGTATCCCTAAGCAATACCAAGATTGGATGTTTTTAGCAAATTATACTTCTGACCTATTGAAATCTATGGGGTCTAAAGTGGACATAATGGAATTTAAACATACACTTAAATTTGATTTTATTAGAATGCCTGCGCATGATATCCTTCCTCCGCATACAGCATCATTTGTTAGAGCATGTTGCTCTATTAATGTGCCAATGAGGGGTCGCTGTAAAATTGATATTTACGAAGATAATAAAGAAAACCCCCATACATATGGAGATAAGCTGGATCGCCATGAGTATACAAGTCCAATCCTATTAAACGTAAATCAATTTCATGGTGTTCATAACGATGAACCTGAGGAACGTATGGTTCTTAAAATTCATATGATGACTTTGCCTTACGACCGCATGGTAAAAAGCTTTTATGAACCAGTCAAATGCTTTGATTGGGAAGTTCCTTGGAGCTATAATCGCGGAACAAAACAAAGAATTTAATATGAAAAGGTTAATTTATCAAGTATATCTTGGAAAGAAATCTAAACTATACGATCACTGTGTTGAAAGTGTAGCAAAGTACGCAAAAAGAATCGGCGCTGAACATGTTGTTCAGCGCACGCCGCTTCTTATGATCGCTCCGGATCCATTTACATCAAACCGTAGTAAAGAGTCATATCAAAAGCACGGTGGGTTTCTTCCAATTTATGAGAAAGAGAATGCGTTTGCGTATTTTAAGTCTTATGATCAAATCGCTATTATTGACGCTGATATTTACATTCGGGATACTGCTCCTGATATCTTTGACGATGTTGATCAAAAGTATGATTTTGGTGCTGTGCTTGAGCGCGATATGCCTATGACCAATCAATATGAAGCAAAGATTAAAAACTATTCTAAGATGCAATATGGAATGAATCCAATCCGACAGTTGTTTGATTGGAACGGTAATTCTGGAGCTAACTTCTATAATATGGGTATGATGGTTATGAACAAATCATTTGCTACTCATTTAAAGGGTCAGACTCCTATGCAATTCCTACGTAGACCTGAGTTTAAGGCGTTTATCGATGGCGTTGGAGCATGGAAGTGGTCTACTGACCAAACTTTGCTTAATGTGTTTGTTAAAGAAAATAAAGTCAAATGTAAAGATATGGATTGGAAGTGGAATGGACTTTATACCGCAAATCCATTTATTAACGAGTGCCATTTTGTACACTTCTTCTTGAAAGATAAGCTTCCAAACCGCGGTGAAATTGTAGAAGATCTTATGAAGAATGTCTAGAACACTTTTTATACATATTCCAAAGAATGCCGGAACAAGCATATCTGCTTCTATGGTATGCTTTCCAGTATCTAAAAAATATATGACAAATAAAATGGCATCGGCTGAAGATATGTCTCCGATGAAGCCGATGCCTATAATGCACAAGCATATCCCATATAATTACTTAGATATTACTAAAATTAATCGATTCGATAATACATTTGCCGTTGTTAGGAATCCTTGGGCTAGAATGGTTTCTTTATACCATTATGCAGATAAAATATCTGATGCAGTAGCCGGAACTCCTTATTATCAACCACAAATAAGTTTTAATGAATTTATCGATAGGATGGACTCTTTTAGAATGAGCTCAACCTATTATTGGAATCATCCTTATGACCAATGGGGTGCTCAGCTCGACTGGGTTACAAAACAGGGTAAGGTTAAAGCTGATATACTGAGATACGAAAATATACAAACAGATTTAAACCACTATTTTGATAAAGATGTTGAACTTAAAAAGAAAAATATAGGTTCATATAAAAAACATTATACGGAATATTATAATGATGAACAAAAGCAAAGGGTAGCGGATTGGTTTAGGTTGGATATAGAATATTGGGGATTTACATTTGATTCAGGGGCAAAAAGAAACTATTGGACGAAATAACACAAAAGAAAATCTTTATTCATATTCCAAAAAATGCTGGATCAACTATACAATCCGCTGAAGCTTTGCAGGGCAAGATTGTTAATATATCTCCAGAAATTCAAAGAGATGATAATTATGCAAAAGAAGTTTTAGACCATGTTGCATTTTTTCCGATTTCAGATAATGAACAAGAGTCTATCCCAGCTGACGAAATACTCCAGCAACACTGTAGATGGTTGGATCTAAATCCCGCTATAACTAAAAAGTATAATTCATTTGCTGTAATAAGAAACCCCTGGGCTAGAGTAGCATCACGATATTTTTATGCATTAAAGGAATCTATGTCTGGCCTTAAAGTAGCCGTTGATGTATCTTCATTTGAGTCTTTTATAGGGGAAAGGCATTATTGGGGAAATAAGCCTTATATGTGGCACAGCGCTATTAGAGGATGGTATTGCGCAGCAGATTATGTAACAGATTTAAATGGTAATTTAGTATGCGACATGCTTTCATTTGAGAATTTAGATACAGAATTGTGCGAATATTTCTCATTAGAATCACCTCCTCCTCGTCAAAATATTACTGGAGTAGGCGCCGGAAAATATGCTAATATATACACTAAAGATACTATTCAAATTATAGCTGATTGGTATAAAAAAGATATTGAAATGTTTGGTTATGACTTTGACACTGGCCCAACTAAAAACACCTGGAAGGAAATTGTGATATGATGCACGGTGTAGGTGGAACTGATTCAGTTCACATTTTAGAATTTATTAAAGCTGGTAGTATCGGCGCGGAGATTGGCGTTTGGAAAGGGTTTACTTCTGAAAAATTCCTGAAAAGAAATCCAGAAAAATTATACTTAATTGACCCTTGGGGCGTTGAGGCTTATAAACCTTCGCTTAATGTGGACGATGATACGTTTAATTATAATAAATATATTAATCGATATAAGAGTATTGTCGGTTCAAGTGATCCGGCTATGTTTCAAAAACATTATGATAAAGTTCATGATAATGTAGTTAAAAAGTTTAAAAATAATGAAAACGTAGAAGTTTGCCGTATGCTATCGACTGAATGGTTTGCGGCATATGATGGTCCAAAATTAGACTGGATTTATATTGATGGAGACCATTCTTATACTGGAGTTATTAATGATTTGAATGCCTCATTAGCTGTCGTTAAACCTGGAGGGGTTATTATTGGCGACGATTATAAATGGCATAACGATGGCGATAAAGGTGGTGTTAAAAAGGCCGTCAAAGAATTCATTGAAACCAATAATTTAACAGTTAAGCAATATGGCAAGATTCAATTTGTAATTCAACTATGAAAGTAAATATTACATACGTATCAGAATTTGATAAGTCGGTTTATCAGGCAAAACAATGCAAAGTTTCTTGTGAAAAGGTTGGTTATGAAATTATCATGAACGAAGGTATCGTTCCTGCGACATTAGATGCTGACAATCTTAAACCAATGCCGAATAGTAGAGCTTGGGATTATGAAACCGAAAATCAGCCATATCTTGCATCAAAAAAATCCTGCTTTTCAAATCATATTCGTTTTTGGAAACAAGTCGTAGAATCAAATGAAACTCAGATTTTTTTAGAGCATGATGCCAGAGCTATTCGTACATGGGATAATCCAGACTTCGACGAATATTTGATATTGAATATGGATGCTGCATTTCGTAATAATAGAGATTTATGGAAATGGCATGCGGAGTCATATGAGTATAACGGTAAAGGTAAAACTGTTATTAAAGAGAATGTTTCGTCCCTAAAATATCACAAAGAAAATGAATGGAAAGATTCATACTTAGTTCCAGGAACAGCCGCATATGCAATAAAACCATGCGCTGCTCAAAAACTTCTTGATATCGCATATAATAAAGGTTGGGATCAAAGCGATTTCTTTATTAATAGTGCTAATATTCATATTCAATATTCTGATCCACAACATTTTGAATTCTCTGGCGTAAATCTAAAAACTAGCATGGGATTTAGATAATGACAAAAAAGTATCTGTTGTAAAAAAGATTGAATTGCGTAATAAACGCGAAGGTGAGAAATGATGAGAGCATTTGCTATTACAATGTGGCGACACGAAGGTTCTGAAATGGGCTTCAAACGACTACAACAAAGTTGGGAGTCTTCGAAGCAATCATTTCCTCTCAAAAGATTTACCGCGGTTACATACGATGACGACACTGATGCCATCATGAAATCGCATAAAATCAAATGGAATTATCCATGGAAAGAAGCAGAGCTTGACTGGGCTTCTGGATTACTTAAAAGCCCATATCCTACAAGAAATCCTAAAGCGCGAATTGCCTGCGCATTAAGCCATTACGCGCTTTGGAAAAAATGCTATAATGAGAGTGAATCAATTCTAATATTAGAGCATGACACAGTTTTTACTAAAACCTTAAATTATAAGTTTATTCTTGATTCAAAGTATGATATAATTGGTATCAATGATCCAAGAGGAGCGACGAGGCTTTCTCAACTATTTCATAATACAGTAGAAGAAAATATACATCCTGTCCAAAGACCCCCATTAATTGACCATTTACATATTCCCCAAGGTATTGCTGGAAATAGCGCGTATATAATGAAACCAAGTGGAGCTAAGAAGATGTTAGATCTGGTCGATGAATATGGACTATGGCCAAATGATGCTATTATGTGCAGACAACTTGTTCCTACTCTTGGCATCACGAAAGAATATTATACAAAGGTATTAGGCTTCGGCTCAACAACATCGCTATGAAATCATATGTAATAACAATTCTAGACAATCCTCGGTCGGTTCAAGTAGCTGACCGTTGTGTTGCATCAGGTAAGAAGTTCGGCATTGATATTGGAAAGTTTAGCGCAGTAACGCCAAAAACTCATGATCCCGTGCAATTTGCCGAGTCGTTAGATATTCCTACTGATGGCTTTAAAGAGATTTATTCTCGTTATGAGAATTGTTTGTCAGCATTTCTTTCTCATTATCTTCTATGGGAAAAGTGTGTAAACCTAAATGAACCCATGTTAATTCTTGAGCATGATGCAATTATTGTCAATAACATTCCAGTATTTGCTGGATATAAACATTTACTGAATCTCGGCGAACCTAGTTATGGAAAAGCAAGACAACCTATGATGCTTGGTGTTGGACCTCTTACATCTAAGCAATACTTGCCCGGTGCTCATGGATATATGATTAAACCTTCGGGCGCGAAGATGCTAATGGACAGAGCACAACTAACAGCGATGCCAACTGATGTGTTTATTAATAAAACTAATTTTCCTTGGCTAGAAGAATATTATCCATGGCCTGTAAAGGCAGTTGATTCATTTACTACAATTCAAAATAAGCACGGCTGTGCTGCTAAACATAATTATGGTGCGACTTATGAAATCATCTAGATTATTCATTACTGGCTGTGATTCTAAGACAGAATGGATGCTCCCGTGGTTTGTTGAAAACTTTAAGAAACATATGCCAAATGAGCAATTGATGATTTTCGATTTTGGTATGGAAAGTGATCTATATCCAGAACTTAGAAAGTCCCATAGAACGACCGATGTCGGCTGGTTTAAAAAACCTAGTGCTATGATGAAAGCCTCTAACCATGCATATCAAGTTTGTTGGTTAGATACTGATTGCCATATTCAAGCAGATATTAGTGATATATTTGACCATGTAGAAACAAATAAAATCGCTATGGCTGTTGATAATCCTTGGACAAATAGGCGCCGAGAAAAATGGCACAATAGTGGCGTTGTTGCCTTCGAAGGTTGCCCATCTATTCTTGGCTTCTGGGCAACAGAGGTAAGTAGATTTCCTAAGGTCGGCGATCAAGAAGTTTTGCATGAAATGGTAAAAGATGATATGAAAAGAATGATACATATCACTGATCTACCGCATGAATATAATACATTACGTCTTGATGTATTGGATGGAACTACTCCTAAGAATATCAAGGTTATGCATTGGACTGGTGCTAAAGGCAAAATGAAAATTAAGGAATTGATGAATGAGTAGAATTGTTCACGTTATTGGAAATGGTGATAATTCGGCCTTATATAAACCCGCGAAGGGTATTAAGATCACATGTAACCTTCCACCATTTTCCGTAGAAAATGTATATGGATCTTGTATGGTTGATTTTAAAATGATGCGCGCGATGCATGAAGGCAGTGTGCAAGTTCCAGGTGAATGGATTCTAGGATTCAGGCCTCACAAATATCTTGAGATGTATCCCAGCATGAGACTACAATGGGCTAATCAAATTAAGGAGTTTTACCTTGACAAACCGCCTTATGTTGCAAATTATACCGACTTTAACTGTGGTCACATGGCTGTTCATTACTCGGCCAATAAACTTAAAGGCACCGAGATTCACATGTATGGATTTGATTCCATATTTGATTTCTCATTAAGAAGTTGTACTGATTTCTATTTACAATCAGATCGTGGTGATACAAACAACATGAGATTGATTAATAACTGGCGACCAATTTGGAATGGTATTTTTAATCAGTTTAGTGAGACTCAATTTGTATTGCATCATAAACATGCTGATGTTAAGATCAATAAACCTAAAAACGTTGAAATAGTAACAAAATAACTGTGTACATCCATAGTGCTTCGATATAGTATAAATATAACGAACATAAGGAAAATACAATGCCACAATACGACGATCCATGTGATTGTGTCGAACATTGGATTATGCATCTTAAGGAAATGAA